AGTAGTGCACTCCGTTTGAAAATTCTGAGTGTACTTTCTAAGGCTTAATCATGGCAGACAATGATTTTGTTTTTGATGATGATTCCACTACTGTAAGTGATTATGACCCAAATGCAGGTTATAAATACTTTATGAGTGGATCTTATGACATAAATTTGCCAAGTGTGAATGCATTCTACAAGAATGCTGCAAAGGTCAAGCAGCAAATGAGATTAAAGGCAAAAAAGAAGATCACCATGCAGTTTAAGGATCTCGTTGTTGAAATAGTAAACAACAATTATCCAGGATACCAAAACAACCAACTGTCCAACACTGACTTGACAATCCATCGCTTGTCTGGTTATCTTTCAAGGTATGTAATTGAAGAATATTCTGAGGCTCAGCAAGCTGGAAATAGGAAGCAAGCAGACATCTGGAAAGGAGTCATAAATCCAATAGCTCTGTCACATGGTGTAACATGGGAGCATGGACATCTGATCTATATGAGCTTTGCACCAGGTGCTGAGATGTTCATGGATACTTTCAGCTTCTACCCATTAGCAATTGGAATATTCAGAGCCAAACAAGACCCAGAGCAAGCACAATATCTAAAAAAGGCACTGCGCCAGAGATATAATGGACAGAAAGCAGAAGTTTGGATGCAGAAAAATCAGAAAGATGTCCAACAAGCTGTTGATGAAATTTCAAAACTCCCATGGACAAAATCATCCATGTCTGAAGCTGCTCGACAATTCTTGTCCAAATTTGGAATCAGGATTTAATTTCAATTGGAATAAAATTTATTAGTTTAAAATCAGGGTGGGTGGGCGGGAAATAACAGCTGCTTTTGTTTACAGGGTGGGTGGTTGGGGACAATCAGACATAATTGTATCTTTATTATCATTTCGATATTTTCAACGGAGCACACTACT